AGAACTAAACCTGAACTTTTTCGCTCGTTCACGGTTTCTGTTCTTTACTCGAAGAAGGGTATGCCACGTCCTACGGATCAGGAACGTGACCTCGGTGTGAAGAAAGCTTTCATTAAGCTAACTACGCTACCTGAGGCTCCTGACCTGTACCCTCGACATTTGATGTGTTCTAAAGAAGAAATGATTCGTGAGATCGGTCGAACTGTACGTGAGCTCTATAGTAAGAGTCCATATACTATGTTTGATCGTATCAAACCTTTCTTTCCTTCTACTTCTTCCAATTATAATCTTACACGTTCTCTCGCAGGATGTGTGGGATCCATAATGGAGCACCCCTCGTTATTGAAGGGTTTGAAGTCGAACACTCCTCTCGTCGAAGTTGAAATGATTTCTGATGAGAATATACCTGGACTGATGCGTTATCATATTCATGATGAGCCTCTCATTCGTTCATTCACCACCTTTTACCACCGACTTGTTGATGCCGCTTTTATGGAACCACCCAACGTTGAGTTGGTTGGCCTACAAGAGGCATTAAAAGTTCGTGTAATTTCGAAGGGTCCACCATTGAGTCAGACTGCATTGAAACCTTTGCAGCGCTTTCTCCATGGTGTCCTTCGGAAGCACCCGACTTTCAAGTTAGTGGGCACCCCTGTTACAAGTCGTTATGTACAGGAGCGTATGGGTGATTTAATGAAAGATGAGTCCTTTCTTTCTGTTGACTATTCTGATGCGACTAACGAGATGTTTTCGTGGTGCTCTGATGCTTGCATCGAGGCACTTATCGAGACTCTCAAGTTACCCGCTGTTGAGGCATTGCTTTTTCGAAAGCTTATGACTCAACACTTCATCTTTAATAAAGATGGTGACCAGTTTGGTATACAGAAGAGGGGTCAGTTAATGGGTTCAATAGTATCTTTTCCTGTCCTTTGCATTGTGAATGCGGCAATTTGCCGCAGGTCCTATGAGATAGCCCGTAATTGGGATATCGCACATGGACTCACGGTGGAAGGTGATCCTAAGAAGCGTAGGCTTCGATTGAATCAGCTTCCGCTTGCAATTAACGGGGATGATGCCATTATTCGTACCACGGAATCTGGATATCTCGCTTGGAAGACGCTTGCGTCCCTTTGCGGTATGTCCCCCTCCCCTGGTAAGGTCTATTTCTCTAAGAGTTTCTTGAACATTAATTCTCAAACCTATGTCTATAATCTAGGTGACCCTTTGAATGAAGTTTCTTCCTCATTCTTGGGGATTGGTTACGTTAATATGGGCCTGCTTCTTGGGAAGAAGCGGTCCGTTATTTCCGGTACCAATACCTCTGATCATAGTTTGCATTCCATATCCCATAAATTGTTAGAGATGGCTCCCCTAGAGTTAAGGGAGAGCCTTCTCCGACAGTTTATATGGATGCATCGTAAGGTTCTTAGGTCTCTTGCGGTCCCATGGTTTCTACCTCCTGATTTTGGCGGCATCGGTTTACCCGAAGTCGGCAGTTTCAGGACGTCAGATTCGGACTTGAGGTTTCTCAAGTTCGCCATTGACCACAAAGAATCTCTTCCTTCTGTTCCGCGCTTTCCGGCTAATGCTGCTTGGGCCTGTTGGGATTTTGCTGCAAAACAAATTCCCAAACTAGTTCCCGAGCTGATTCATGGAATTTACCACTCCACGAATTTTACAGAGGCCAGAAGAACGGGCCTTCAAGCCTGTTCATTAGATGACTTACAGTCTCTTATAGTCTCTTCAGCTATCTTTACGGCACCTGATATTGCTACTCTGTTTACAGAGAAGAAATCAGATGCGGCTTCGATGGTGAATTTGTACTATAGACGTCTCAGTCACTATTGGCGATGTGTTCGGAAACTTGCTTCGAGGATAGGCGGTGAAATGCCTATTCTCCAACAACTTCCAGACCCGGACCCAAGTATGTCTGCGCATAAGATGAATTTAATGTTAAGAGATGTTTACTCGTTCATTCCAACAAAGCCGATTGACCTTTATGGCTAATCGGTTACACAATATGTAGATAGTATCTTTTCCAATGGTG